CATGGTTTGGAGCTATTTTGTAAAATTGTTTTTGACACTACAAAGTTACAAAAAATCCTTGAAATAAGGAAATCTCCAAGCCTTTTTCTTTGTAAATATTCAAGAAATTTTACTTCCGAAACTTAAGTTACAAGATACAGTCAAGAGACAACAAGAGCTTATAAACAAAGGTATGAAGGTAACTATAGCACCTGATGGAATGGCAATTGAATATAGAAACAAACCAAAGAGAACTAATGCCTACTATAAACAAGCCTAAGCGAAGTACTAAATTACAAGCACCATATAAAAGAGAGTGGAATGCAATATCAAACAAATATTATGGTAGTCCTGGGTGGAAGAAGCTACGCAATCAATATATATTATCACATCCATTGTGTGAAGATTGCTTGTTAGAAGGTAGAAGTGTACCAGCAGCAGAAATCCATCATATTATACCATGGGCAACAGGTATCACAGCAGATGACAAATGGAAGTTATTGCTTGACCCTAATAACTTACGAGCATTATGTATCAAACATCATAAGCTTGTGCATCAACAGCTAAAAAATAAATAAATAATAATTATTCATAGTGATATTTATATATTATTTTTAATTAAATACATATAATATCACTATGAAAGAGCAATGGAAATTATTCAAAGTTTTTAAATCAACTTCTACATATCATATAGCAGGAGATAAATTATATATATCTAATAAAGGTAGAATAAAACTTACTGATGACATTTTAGAGTTTGGAAAAGGTTTATATATATCAAAAAGAGAGATACACATATTATCCTGTTCATTTGGTAAACAACATAATTTATATAGACTAGTATATGATATGTTTGGTGATGGATTACAATATGGATATAACTATAATGTACATCATAAAGATTATAATCATTTAAATAACAATATAGATAATTTATTATTGTGTACTGTATATGAACACACATCAATACATAAAGATGACCAAACAAACGGACAATTAAATGTGCTTCGAAAATATAATAATATTATTAAAGATTTAGAAGACCAAAAAGATAAATATATAGAATCTTCAAAACAATATTTAATAGATAGAGTAAATAAAATAAAGCAACAAATAAATGAGCAAAAAGATATAACTAAAAGAATACAAAGAGAATTATATCAAAAACATATTGAAGAAGAAAGACAAAATAAAATAAATTCAGGAGAATATTTAATAGATAATAAAGGTAAGTTACATTCACTAAAAACAATTGAAAAACTAAAAAACAGTAGAATAGGTGTTAAAGAATCTGAAGAGTCAAAACTTAAACGTATTAATGCTATTAAATATAGATATGCTATTGACCCTGAATACAAAAAGAAGGTAAGTGAAGCAGCAAAATTAATGTGGAAAAAAAGGAAAGGAATTTTATAAAAAAAATTTGAAATACCTCCATATAGCTTTTTTACACAGTACAGACAATAATATCGCCCCCAATACCTTGGACAAAATCTGTAATTTCTATGTGTTCTAGTACATTGCCCTAGGAGCCCACAGGAAGCCCTCTGTTGCATTTATTTTGTTTTTCCATATAATTTATCATCTAGCAAAAACAAGTGCTCTAGCGTTCACTATATTACATTTCCAAATATTATAACAGAAAAAAGTTTTTGTTTATTTTTATATAAACAGTTTGCAAACTAAACAAAAACATCGATGTTAATAGAATGATACAAATACCTAAATTCGTACAAGGTAACAACTTCACAATGGTTGTTAAGATTACATACAAGACAATAGAATCTGGTGTACAATCAACAAGACCTTATGATATTTCTAACTCAACAGATATTCATGCAAAGCTCTTGAAGTACAACAATTCTGGCACTTGTATTTATGAACATGAAATAGAAGCAAAGAAAAATCAAGAGTACAACAATTATTTGCTTATTGAAGTAAATGAGACTTTAGAGACAGGTTCATACGGTCTTGAAGTGACAGGTGTTGATGAGTTTGGAAAAATCTGGAGATTCAAACTAAAGCCAGGTGAGTTGTTCCAAATAGTAGACTCAACATCTGCATCAAGCTATGAAGATGGTGCTTATGTGAACTTTGATGCCGAGATTGGTGTCATAGGTATAAACACACCAGTAGGAGAGACAAAGAGATATACAGATCAACAAATATCTGCACTCCATGAACAAGTCAATGAAGAAGCAATGTCTTATGCTAATAGTGCTCTTGAACAAGCAATCACTTATACAGACACACAAATATCATCTGTATATAATGATATAAATAATATCAACTCATACATTGGCACATTAGATGATAGATTGACTGATGTAGAAGGAGCATTAGCTAACCATTCATCATATATAGACACATTACAACAAGACTTAGAACAACTTTCACATACAGTATCTTCAAATGAGACAGACATTGAATCTAAGCACTCAATATTAGACAACCAAGTTCAACAAATAAACTCACGTCTCTCAATAGCAGAGCAAGCTATAACAACAAATGAGACTGATATTGAGCAAAAGCATACCCAATTGACTAATACAGTAACTCAACTTACTAATACAGTCAATGCTAATGAGACTGACATAGAATCTAAAGTAGCAGCTATCAATTCTCGTATAGATGATGTTCAATCTGGTGCTGCTCCACTTGATGCTTTAGATAACTACTATACTAAAGCACAAACTAGAGCATGGGTAGGTGAGCAACTTTCTGATTACTATACTGCATCAGCCACTAATGACTTACTCAATACAACTAATGAAGTCATATCAGAAGCACTTAATGAGTTCAATGATACACTTGACAATTTTAATACTAAAGTAAATAACTATCGTGATGCAACTACAGCAGTATCTAATGGTTTGAACCAAGTTTCAGGTCGTTTGACAGAAATTGAGAACAACTATGTAGATTCATCAGACTTAGCTAACTATGCAACTACATCAGACTTGCAAGATGCTATAGATGACTTAGTAGGTGGTGCTCCAGCAGCATTAGACACACTTAAAGAGCTTGCAGACCAATTACAAAATGATGGCTCTGCTATATCATCTATTACTAATACATTAGCAACTAAAGCTAACTCAGCAGACTTAGCAACAGTAGCTACAACTGGTGATTATGATGACTTAAACAACAAGCCAACATTACCAACTAAGACATCAGACTTGACAAATGATAGTGGATTCCTTACTCAACACCAAGATATAAGTGGTAAAGCAAACAAAGCTGACTTAGCAACAGTAGCAACAACAGGTAATTATGCTGATTTGATTGGCAAACCAACTATACCTACTAAGACATCACAACTTACTAACGACGCAGGTTTCCTTACTCAACACCAAGACATATCAGGTAAAGCAAACAGTGCTGACTTAGCAACAGTAGCTACATCTGGTTCATATAATGACTTATCAGATAAGCCAACTATACCAACTAAGACATCAGACCTTACAAATGACTTATATTTTGTAAAAGGTGTTGACTTACAAGCTGAATATCCAACACGTTCACAAGTAAATGCTCAATTATCGGATGTAGCAGAAACAGTAGCTGAAGCAATGACTGAATTTGATTCACGTCTTGATGTAATGGAAGCTAAGACTATACCAACTAAGACATCAGACTTAACAAATGATAGTGGTTTCCTTACTCAACATCAAACACTTAAGACTGTAAACAACCAATCACTTATAGGTACAGGAAACATAACTATATCAGGTGGTGCATCTTCTTATAATGATTTGACTGACAAGCCAACTATCCCAACTAAGACATCTGACTTAACAAATGATAGTGGTTTCCTTACTCAACACCAAGATATAAGTGGTAAAGCAAATACAGCTGACCTAGCAACAGTAGCTACATCAGGTTCATACAATGATTTAGTCAATAAGCCAACTATACCAACTAAGACATCAGACTTGACTAATGATACAGATTATATTAGTTCAAGCAATTTAGCAACAGTAGCTACATCTGGTTCATACAAAGACTTAACAAATAAGCCAACTATCCCAACTGTACCAGGAGACAATGTTCCTAAAAATTGCACAATAACAGCTACATATGCATATGTAACTTCACAATCAAAATATGGTGCAAAAATAATTATTGAAGTATTAAATTTAAGAAACAATTACATCAATGATACTACTTATAATGAGCCTATAGATATAAATACATCCTTTAATACTTCATTAAGTTCATATTGTAGTTATTATGAAAATAAGAATGTATATCTTTGGGTTAGATATAGTAATTCAAATGCCCAAACAAGTATATCTGATGATACTGGCTGGTTAAAATTGAAAGAACAAACTTCTGATTTTGTTGTATATCTAGGAGAATTATTTTTTGTAGGAAATGCAAACGAATTTGAAATTTTAGCAACATATCAATCATCATCACCAACACCAGTTATTCCTAAAAAACGAATAGGATATTGTCATTATATAAATGCTCATAAATTTTTAACATCACATCAAAAACTTAAGACCATCAATAATGAATCAATTGTAGGTTCTGGTAATATTGATATTGACTATACAGATGAATTTGAAGTAGTATCAGAAGCATTAGGAAATCTTGCAGAACGTATTGATGTTGGAAAGAAAGTCAAGAGACCAGCAGTATACTACACACAAGAACAATGCAACTTGTACAATCAAAACTTAGAAGGTGGTATTCTTATTGGTTCAGAGCTTACAGCAGAGCAAGCAACAGCAGTAAACACAGCACTTGAAACTACTTATTCAGAAGGTGATACAATACTAGATACAGATGCTAACAATTATAATGCAACTTTAACAGGTGCTAAGACAACATCAGATATATATGAAGAGGCAAAGATAGTAGACAAGACAGTCAAAGAATATGTTGATGAGAACACGGCAAATGCTGTCACATCTACAACTACTGGATTAAAGATAGAGATTGTCAACGCTTTACCAGCAACAACAGACCCAAATACATTATATATAATTAAATAACATGGCAATATATAGATTTTACTTTGGTTCATCAGATACAAAGATAACCACTATTGAACAATTAACACAATTATCTTCAGCAACATTCAGAAAAGTATATGATTCATTAGTGTTTGATAATAATATTCCTGCATTCAGTACTAATAATATATGGAATGCTAGATATTATTATATCGCAATACCTGAAACATATACAATGACTGATATACAACCTACTAGAATTGTTGAGTTAGAAGACAATGTAATCTTACAGGACTATATAATCACTGACGAATACGGATTGAAATACAAAATATATGAAGCAACAATTGATGTACCATTCACAACAGAAGACTATGACTACATTGATTCATTCACGGTAGAGTATAGTCCAATATTAGAGAATGTGTCAAATATGTATATTGGTAGTCAACCTGTCAAAGATATGTACTTAGGTGACAAAAATATATGGCACAATAATAACATATCGTCATAAAGTGGAGCTTTCTGAAAGCTCCACTTCTATAAAAATACAATAACTTATTATGGAAGCAAAGACTTTATATAAAGACTATGACAAGAAAGTACAAGACTATATGCAAAATGTCATAGACTGTTTAAAACAAGACTATAAAGAGATACCTACATCATGGCGTATCTCATTAGACCTTATAGCAGACAATTATGCTATATACATCAAAGCAAAAGATGCTGTTTTGAAAGAAGGTCTTATAAGAAAAGATGCACATGGTCGTACATTCAAGAATCAGTCTTTCCCACTTATGATGAACACACAACAAATACTTATAAAACTTCTTTCATCATTTGCACTTACACCTATGTCAAAATCTAAGATGAAGTCAATAGATACCGATGATTTTGGTATAGATGACCTTTTGAAATAAATTTAATAACATGAATGACACCTATATTAGAGGCTAAAACATATATACAATATGCAAAAGATGTAGTAGATGGCAATATTGTAGCATGTGAGAACATTATCTTAGCATGTAAGCGTTTTCTTTCTTGGTTTAATAGAGATGATATGGTTATGGATTATGACGACGTTGACCAAAAGATTAAGTTCGTGTCTAAGATGAAACACACAACAGGCATACACAACAACCAACCATTTATTTTGCTTCCTTGGCAACAATGGTGCTTTGCTTCTATATTTGGTTGGAAATGGAAGAAGAACAACTTGCGTGTTACAGAGAATGTGATGATGTTCATGGCACGTAAGAATGGAAAGACAGCTACATGTGCATCAATTGCATTGGTTGCTTCTATATGTGACAAAGAAGCAGCACCAGAAATAGAGTTTGTAGCTAACAATGCCCAACAAGCAAACATTGGATTTGAACAGACAAAGAACTATGCAGAGTCACTAGACCCAAAGAAGAGAATATTCAAGAGATATAGAAATGAAATAAGAGTTCCTAAAGTCAAAGGTTCAATCAAAGTCTTAGCATCAGACACAATGGGACTTGATGGATATAACTCTTCTTTGTTCATATTAGATGAAATGCACGCACAAAGAAATTGGGATTTGTACAATGTCTTGCGTTCATCACAAGGTATGAGACAACAACCACTAGCTATAATCATAACTACTGCTGGTTTTCTTTTGAATGGCTATCCTTGCTATGAAATGAGACATACATGTACAGAAGTTCTAAGAGGTCTCAAAGAAGATGACTCCACATTTGCTGCTTTGTATGAACTAGATGAAGAAGATGATTGGAAAGATGAAAGTGTATGGATAAAAGCAAACCCATCATTAGGTCAGACTGTCAGATATGAGTATCTACGTAATCAAGTACAACAAGCAACAAACAACACATCATTAGAGATTGGTGTAAAGACTAAGAATTTCAATGTGTTCTGTCAGTCAGCAGATGTATGGATAACTGACACATATATACAAGACAGCTCAGAGAAAGTAGATATGAAGAAGTTGTTAGGTGATAAATGCTATATGGGTGTTGACTTGTCTGCTATATCTGACTTGACTTGCACATCTATTTTGTTTCCACCTAACAAGAAACGTGAATATTACCCAGACAAGTATATATTCAAGACATTAATATATGTGCCAGAAGAAGCATTAGAGACATCTATCAACTCCGACTTGTATAAACTATGGAAAAACAGCAAATACGTTAAGGTGACATCAGGTAACGTTGTCGACTATGATTATATATTATTAGACCAAAAGCAAATAAAGCAATCCTACAAGCTCCAGAAAGTGTACTACGACTCATGGAATGCAACTCAATGGGCAATCAATGCAACAACAGCATCATTACCATTAGAGCCATACTCACAGGCATTAGGTAATTTCAACAAGCCAACAAAGACATTTGAAATGCTTGTAAAGTCTGGCAAAGTGATAATAGATGACAACCCATGTGTAAGGTGGTGCTTTGGCAATGTAGAATTGAAGATAGATTGGAATGAGAACTGTAAGCCAATCAAGTCAGCTGGTGACAAGAACAAGAAAATTGACCCAGTAATATCAATGTTAGAAGCATTAGGTGGATATTTGAACTCACCACAATATAATCCAATAATATTTGCTGTTTAAAGTCGATATTTTTAATTATTATTATAAAAATACACATACTAAACTTTATATGTCATGGTATAATTTTTGGAAAAAAGAAAATAGAAATATAATTGGCACTGGCCAAGAAAAATCAGCACTTGGACTAGACAAAGCTACTAACAACAAAGAAATCCCTGCTATGTCTTTGTCAGCAGTTTTTGCAGCTGTGGAGTTGATTTCAAACTCAGTTGCAGAATTGCCTATAATGGTAAAGACACAAAAAGAGAATCAAGTGTCAATCATAGACAATCATCCAATATACAGAGCATTCAACAACTCAGTCATGACAAAGTACATGATTATAAAGATGATGATTCAAGACATGCTTTTGTATGGTGATGGATTTGCATACATTAAGAGAGCAGCAGATGGCACACCAATAGAGATTATATATTTGCCACATGGTACAGTGTCAATAAATTGGAATCAAAGCACACAAACACTCTATTATATGGCATCTTCTATCAAGTCTGGTAGAATAGAGCCAATAAACATGATACATTTGTTGAAAAACTCAAACAATGGTGTAACAGGTGTTGGTGTATTGAACTATGCATATAATACTTTGTCATTAGTTGGTAATACAGAAGCAGCAGCATTAGAATATTTCCAATCTGGTTGTCATGTTGCAGGTATTCTTACAACTAATGTAATGTCATTAGATGAAGAGCAAGCAGATGATATAAGAGAAGCATGGCAAAGAGGACATGGAAAGAATGGTACAGGAATGGCGGTTTTAGGTGCTGGAATGCAATATCAACCAGTTTCATCTAACTCTAAAGATGCTCAAATGCTAGAGACACGTCTATTCAACATTCAAGACATTGCTCGTTTCTTCAATATCAATCCTGTGCTATTAGGTGACTTGTCTCATTCATCTTATTCTACTATTGAAGCATCATTATTAGAGTTTGTTACACATACTTTGTTCCCTTATATCACATTAGTTGAAGAAGAATTGACAAGAAAGCTCATTAAAGTGTCAGAGAAAGGCTTGTATGTTGACTTGGATGAGAATTTCATATTACGTTCAGACAAGACATCACAAGCTAACTATTTGAATACACTTGTAAAAGGTGGAATTCTTACACCAAATGAAGCTAGACAACAATTAGGCTTGAATGCTATTGATGGGTGCAATGATTTAATAATTCCTTATAGTGATATATCTCAAAATAAAGTGAATAGCCAACCACTAGAAAATAATTCTAATAATTCTGTATAAAATCCATCATATATGTTTATTATTAATAAAACATAATAAGCAATTATGAATGAAGAATATAGATATTATAGGACTATTGGAAAACATAATTACGAAGTATCAAATTTTGGAAACGTAAAGAAGGATGGAAGAATAATTCCTTATGAAGAACTAAGTAGTTGGGGAATCTATAAAGAATTATATTGGCACATCACAGTACATAAAGCTGTAGCCACATTATTTTTAGATAACCCAGATAATAAACCAGAAATAGACCATATTGACGGTAATTCTCTTAATAATAATGTTAATAATCTTAGGTGGGTGACACATTCAGAGAATATGTGCAATCCTATTACTAAACAACGTAGGATAATTGCAATGAAACAATATTATTCTGATAAATCTAATAGAGATAAAATTTCACTTAAAATGAAAGAATATTGTCAAACAGAAGCAGGTAAAGAACATATTAAGCGAATGACAGAATTATCACCAATTTCAAAAAAAGGTTATGTAAAGTCAAAAGAACATATTAAAAAAATAACTGAAAAGATAAGAGGTCAAAAAAGAACTGATGAACAAAAGCAATTAATCAGTAATAGAACTAAAGAATCAATGAAAGACCCAAATATACGATTAAAATGTATTGAAGGAGGATTACATACAAAAGGTTTAAAATGGATGAACAATAAAAAATTAGCTATAAGAGTAGAACCAACAGAAATAGATAAATATATTAAGTTAGGATATTCTTTAGGCAGAGGAAAAATACATTTCTAACACCATGAAAAATAAATTAGAAATACGTTCTATTGGTAATTTTGAAAATGAGGAAAACACAAGAAAGATACATGGTTTGGCAATACCTGTTGAATCATTATCTGGTTTGTTATACGGAGAATTTTATGAAACAATTTCACGCGATGCAGTAAATGATGAATTAATACAATCAAATGATGTAAAATTGTATCTTAACCATGATGCATCACAAGGAACATTTGCACGATCAAAATATGGCAATGGTTCATTAAAATTATTCGTAACAGGCAGAGGTCTTGAATTTGAAACCGAATTACCAGAAACAGAAAAAGGCAATGAACTTTTAAAAGGTATTGAAAGGGGTGATTATGATGCTATTTCATTTGCATTTGTTGTTGGTGAAGAACATTTTGATAATAAACCAAATAATGATGGAACATGGAATAGATACATTGATAAAATTGCAATGCTTGATGAAATAAGTATTTTATCTGTTGCCCCTGCTTATGATGCTACTAGCGTTAATTTACGTTCATTAGAACTTGTAAAAGAAAAATATCAAGAAGAAATTAATAATCAAATGATTAACAAAGAGCTTGATGTAAAGCTTATGGAATTAGAAGATATTTAATCAAAAAATTATTTTATTATTATATAAATATATTCAATATTTTTTTATGAAGAAAAATTCAGTTGAACTTCGTGATGCTATTCATCAATTAGTTCTTGAATGTCGTTCTATGGTTGATGTTTGCAAGAATGAGAAACGTAACATGACTGAGGATGAAGAAAAGAAATTCAACGAACTCAAAGAAGAAGTTGAAGAGAAGAAAAGAGAACTCAAAGAATTAGAAGAAGAGCTCAAGAATTATGATGATGAACTTCCAGAAGACTTAGAAGAACCTAAGAAGGAAGAAAAGTCAGATGAAGAAGAAAAAGAAGAAAACAAAGAAGAAAAAAATAAACGTTATAACGCAATGAAAAACACTTTAATTCAAGAAATTCGTAACGCTGGAAACGGTGATTCTTTCAAGATTAATGCTGAAACACGTACTGTTTCTGTAGGTGGATATACAGTAGGTGATGGCGCTTCTGCCGTTACAGTTCCTGGTGCTCACGACCATGTCATTGAGACTGAAATCCAAGGTATCTTAGAACCACTTTATGCTAAGTCAGCTCTTACAGCACTTGGTGTTAAATGGTACACAGGACTTCCACAAGGTGACATTCAAGTACCTATCATGGGTAAAGGTTCAGTTACTTGGGAAGATGAATTAGCAGAAGCTGGTGAATCAACTCCAACATTCAGCTCAAAGAAATTACAACCAAAGAGACTTACTGCTTATGTAGATATTTCTAACAAGCTTATCCGTCAAGACACTGTAGGTGCTGAAAATGCAATCCGTGCTGACATCGTTAAAGGAATCCAAGACAAACTTGAAGCTACTATCTTTGGTAATGGTGCAGTTTCAACTACACAACCAGCTGGTATCTTCAATGGTGCTACAATCGCTAAGAATGATACTTTTGCTAAAGTATGTAATGCAGAAGCAAGCGTTGAAGCAGCTAACGTATATGGAGAAATGAAGTATCTTATGGCTCCAACTACTAAAGCATTCTATCGTTCATTGATTAAAGGTACTAATGCTACAGGTATGGTATTTGAAAACAATGAAATGGATGGTGTTCCAGCAGTTGTAACTTCTAACGTAGCAGCTAACAACTATGTATATGGTGACTTCTCTAACTTGGCTGTTGGTTCATGGGGTGACATTGAAATCACTGTTGATACAGTTACACAAGCTAGAAAAGACTGCACACGTCTTGTTGTTAATGCTTACTTTGATGCAATTATCTTACGTCCAGAAGCATTCGCTTACGGTAAGACACAAGCCTAAATGTTAAAATAAACAATGAATAGGATTTGGTAGTTCAATCTGCCAATCCTATTCTTCTAAAAACAACATCTAAACAATGAATTACCTAACACTAAACGAACTAAAGAAACAATGTGTGATAGACTTAGACTTCCACGATGATGATGAATACTTAGAGTCATTAGGTGATGCCGCTGAAGAACTAGTTCAGCGTCATATCAATACTTTGTTGTCTGATGTTGCTGCTAAACATGATGGTAACTTACCTGCTCCATTGAAACATGCAATCAAGATGATAGTTGAGTATTTCTACAACAATCGTGGCTCTGATAGCACAACAATACCAGAAGCATATTTCTATATGTGCAACATGTATCGTAAGTTCCATGCAGCCATATAAATATATTACATATTAACATGAAAGCAGGAATATTGAAAGAGCAAATACAAATACTACAACCAATCATACAAAAGACTGAATCTGGTGTGAACAAGACATCATGGGAACCTTATTACACTACTAGAGCATCAGTACAACACAATGGAGGTTCAAGAGGAACAGAGAACAATGAATTGTTTTATTCAATCAACAAGACATTTATTGTACGTCATTATGTTCCAGTTGTTGAGAAGATGCGCATCAAATATGAGGGAAAGAACTACAAGATTATAAGCATTATCCCAAACAAATACTACAATGATAAAGAGATAAATACTGAATTAGTGAATGAGTAATACTATAAAGGTAGATATACCTAAGACCGAACTTAACCAATTCTTAGATGACTTCACAGATATAACATATAAAGCAAAGCAATCAGCATTGAAAAGAGGTGCTAATGTAATGAAGAAAGCAGCATTACAAGCCATAACACAAGCAGGCTTTGCTTATAACACTATCAACTCACATCCAAGAAAGAAACAATATAGTGACTCATTACAAGACGGTATTCGTATCACACCAATAAAAGATGATGGTAATTGGATAGGTGTACACATATTAGGTAGTAGAGCTAGTGATAGTGGTACATTCAGACTTAGATTCTTTGAGACAGGAACAAGAGAGAGATGGGCTACTACTTACAATGGTAGAACACTAAAGAAGAAACGTAAATTAGGAAAGATAGATTCATCTAAGTTTGCTTTCTTTGAGTCGTCAGTCAATTCATCACAAGGTGAAGCTATTGATGCTTTCCAACAACAACTAGAAAAATATATACAAAATGCTTGGAACAATGGATAACTCAATGCTAGCTGGAATATATATCAGAAAAATACTTATTCAAAATGAAGCTTTGCTAGAGCTTATTGATGCAAACAATATATTCCCACTTATATCTGATGTTGACACTACTTTTCCATTTATAACTTATGCACGTACTTCCATGAATGCAGAATATTCAAAAGATGGAACATGTGACAACTTGATTTCTATTGAAGTCGTAGTAGCTTCAGATGACTATGACCAATCACTATACATAGCAAATGCAGTACGTCATGCACTAGACACAATCAGATACAAAGATGAGAATATAACTATTGACCGTATCAAACTCACATCAGCATTTGAGCAGACTTTTGAAGATGCTTATATACAAAGAATGGTTTTCTCATTTTATGCATACTAAATATATTGAAGTACGACTATGGATGAGGAATTAGAAGAAATATTGGAAGAAACTAATACAGAAGAACAAAATAACGAAAATACAGAAGAACCTACAAATATATTACGTAATACTATTATGCCAACAGTAACTCCTTCAATTGTAAAAGGTGATGAACTTATGGTTTTCCAAGGTGGTTCAGCTTTAGGCTTTGCTACAGCTCATACTTTTACATACACTAACGAAGAAATTTCTATTGCATCTAAAGACCATGGTGAATTTGGAGCAATTGAATTAGGAAAAGGTAGTTGGGAATGTACAGCTGAATGCTATTATACTGATTCAGATTTTTCATCTTTGATGACAGCTGCTACAAACAAGACTGCTGTTACAATATTATTTGCTAAAGCAAGTAACTATGCAACAAATGGTTTGACTAGTACTGGTGGTTCAGTAGAAAGCTGGACTGCTGGAGCAGGTTGGACTGGTTCAGCATATATTACTAGCCTTACAGCAAATGCAACATCTGGTGAAAAAGCAACATTCTCAGTTACATTCAAAGGTAAAGGCGCAATTACTGCAACTAGCTAATTCTCGCCTCTATATATGTTATTTAATCTTTGATAGGTATATCTATTCATTTAGATATGCCTATCTTTTTTTTACAATGGCCAATTCCTATTAATTGGTGCTAAAACTTCTGGGTCAAATAAACTCAAATCAACTTTGTCTTTGTGAATACATTTAATAACAACACAAGTTCCATTTCCATCTTTATTATACTCAATATAATCACCACTATAGTTACAAAGAATATCATAACTCTCTCTATTATTGATGTAGAAATCTGGGTCATCAATATATGCTTCAAATGTAGTAGCATTATTCCACACACCTATTCTATATATTCTTAGATTATTCATCAAGTCATACTTAGCCAACTCATACAAGCATGTAGTCTCAAATGAATTATCATATTCATCATCTTTTGAGCATGATGTGAAACTAGTCATTAGAATAAGACCAAAAATCAATATAAGCATTAGTTTTTTCATATTTTATTTCCATTTATTTTTAGTAATAATAATCATTTATTAGAGAAATAGAACAAAACTTAGCAAAATTAAAAAATCCCATTCTATTATTTCATTCTAAATCGAATATTTAACAAAGATTTATTATTATATATAAATCTAAATACATTTTAACAAAAAGATGAAACTAACATATAAGGAAAAGGAGTATGAATTGAAATACTCATTTAGAGGTTTGATGATATATGAGAATATCATGAAAAAGTCATTTCAACCACAAAACTTGACTGATATAATCATATTATTCTATTCAACTTTATTGGCTGCCGCTAAAGATGAAGTTATCAAATATGATGAATTCCTTGATTGGCTTGATGAAAATCCAAATGAGTTGAACAGATTCTCTAATTTCTTGATGGAAGTGTTTGGACTTAATCAATTCATCACACCAGAGAAAGAGACAACAGAAGATAAAAAGAGTGATAGCAGTGACCCAAAAAACTTATAATCCATGAGATATTCAAGACACTAGTCATTCAACATAGGCTAGTGTCTGTTGAGTATTTCATGGACACAATGCAAGAATGGGAAGTAGCAAACTTCTATGATTACATAAATTGGTCGGGCTATCATACATGGGAACAAACCAGACTACTTTTGAGTTGCTATGTTGACCACAAGAAAGTTAGCAAGATAACTGACATAATGAGATTTGCTTGGGATGAGAAAGACCCTAATGAACAATATGATGAGTTATCCGAAAAAGACAAAGAGTCACTAAGACAAAAACAACGTGAGTATTTGGTTAAAATGGCTAAAGATGTTTTTAAGAAAAAAGATACAGACTAATACATGGGAAAGAACATAATGATTGGTCTTGGGTTACAAGAAGATGTAACACAAGGAATGGATGATATCAGACAAAGTATTGATGGTGTCTCTGAGGAAGCCAAAGAATTACAGAAAATATCAGAAAGACTAAACAAGATAACCAACTCTGCTATGCCTGCTAAGAAGCAAATGAGAGAGTTGCAAAATATCATGGCTAACATGAACTTGAAGGGCTTGGCAAATACTGATGAGTTCACCGCTGTTGCACAAAGAGCTGGTGAACTTAAAGATGCTATGTCAGATGCAGCACAAGCAGTAAGAGCATATTCAGATGATGTATTTAACTTGAAAGCTGCTGGTGATGTGTTCACAGGTATTGCTGCTGCTGGCTCTATTGCTACTGGTGTAACAGCTATGTTTGGTGTAGAGAATGAGAAAGTACAACAAATATTGCTTAAAGTTCAAGCCGCACAAGCTATATTGAATGGTGTAACTGCTATATCTAATGTGTTGAACAAAGATAGTGCATTGATGCTTAAAATTAAAGAAATAAGAATGAAAGTGTCAACTGCTACTACTAAAGCAGACACAGTAGCTACAGTTGCAAACAC